GCCCTTCATCATGGAATAGCACTGGAGTCTGGCCAGGATAGTTCTGATTGACGGGAACTTTTTTTCTATTAAGCTCTTTACGGCTTCTTCCTCGAACGGGATTTGAAGATACTTAAGAATTCCGAAGATTCTCTTTTGAACTTGCGGAATGAGTTCTGCCCTATATTCCGGTTTTTGCATATCGAACTTTAAAGTCATGGTTCGACCGCCTTCGTCGTCACGGATGGCCGGGATGATCTTATTGGCGTAGTTACAGGTAAGAATGAAACGGCAGTTATCGGAGAGGTCGTCGAGAATTTCTCTTAAGGCTTTTTGTGCTTCGGGAGTAAGACCGTCAGCCTCGTCCAGGAGAACGAGTTTAGGAGTATCGTTGAAACTCATGGTCTTGGCGAACTCTTCGACTGTATTACGGATTGTATTAATGCCGTTTGAATTCGAAGCATTGAGTTTCATGAACTGTGCGCCGAGGTCATTGGCGAGCGCCTGTGCTACGGTAGTTTTACCAGTACCGCCTTTACGGGATTCGAGAAGGATATTGACGCCTGCGTTGTCCGCGACGATCTTATTGAAGAAATTCCGATAATCTTGTGGAAGGATAACGTCTTTTAATGTTTTAGGTCTGAAACGATGTTCCCAGATGTATTGATTAGTAGTAGAATCACTCATTGTATTTGTACCTTTAGATAGTTTTACAGGATAAAGATAGAAAAAATCTATTAAGATAAAAAAGAAAGAGGGAAAATCATTCAGATTTTCCCTAGAAAGATGCACTGTATCAAAGGAGGTAAGAAATTATTTAGTGCTTCTTTGCTCTGCGTTCGGCTCTGTTCCTTGGGCGTAATTGTACGTCACCAACCTCTCTATCGGGCTTAGGGAACAGGCACGGGCACGGAACCGGTTCACCGGAATCAGCGTGCCTACCGAGGTAACCCCTGCCATGACACTTTTTGCAGTTAGGCTTGGGGTCATTTAATAGAATGCCCATTGCTTCTGCGGCTCTGCGGATAACCTTCATCGCATTAACGTTATGAAGATCTTCTTCCGGGGCTCGCTTATCAGGAGGTACAAGAGACTGATAATCAATAGACATTACTTTTTCCTCGACCAGTAGATGTTAAGTTTAATATCGTCTTCGCGGAGCTGCTCGAACTTCATGAGACCACGCTTGGCCACTGTGATGTTGTAAGCTGCAGACGGAAGAGTGTTAATACCACGAATAGGAACCATGAAATCAAACGGGATTTCAACATCGTTCTTAAGGTCATACTGTGCACTGTAGGTATCGCCGCTGAACATACTTGTCAGGTTGGCCGTGCAGGTCTTACCTTCGAAATGGAACTGGATGGTATCTGCCTTGATGAGGGAAACCATCGAGCTGAGATCGTTTACGTCTGATTCGGAGAAATAGAGTTCTGCATCGGCTGCCGGCATGTTAATCTGGTTGAACTGCGGCTTGGAGAGAACTTCAGGCATACCGAGCTTGTTGACGAAATGGCGGGCATCGATACTGGAAGCGATGTTCAAGATATAGGGCTCGCCGGATTCATTAACGTCGATACTGAGCTTTGGCGTATTTGAGACAGCAGGATCCTTGGACGGTTTATCGAAAATATCAAAATACTTCTTGAAAGTAGAGAAGTTGAAGAAACCAATCTTTTCACCCGGGAAATCGAAATACGAGAGCGGAGCCGTGAGGGTGAAGCAGACATTGAGCTTGTCATCGTTGGCACGCATCTTGAATACTTCACCATCCTTTTCCATAACCAGCTGTTGCTGAATATTTGAAAGCTGGGAAATCAAGTTAATAAGGTTTTTATTATAATTCATGTAAACTTTTCCTTAACGTTTGCATAAAATATAGTAAAAATTCTATTAAGCTTTTTTCCTGTTGTCAAAATATTCCAGGAATTTCTTGGAGTAATCCTGACAGAGATAGATTTCCGATTTAGAAGTTTCCTTATTCGGAATCTGTACGAGCATCATCTCGCCAATCTTGATAGACGGACAATGTTTTTCCAGGATCGCCTTATACATTGACAGCTGCATACTATAATGTACACAGTTACAGTCATCTTCGGTTTCGAACGGAGCTTTCATCTTCTGGAATCTATTACTATGTTCGAACTTCTTGGATGTCTTCCAGTCAAGAATAGAATAACAGTTCTTCACGGTATTATAGCATAGGAAGTCGATAGTACCAACCAGACCCCAATCGCGGTCATACACGATGAATTCGTTTTTCAACGGAATATAACGTTCCTTGAGTGTACTGATCAGAGCCTTTGCTTTCTTCTTTCGCCAGGCGAAGTCTTCAGGCATGCCTTCATACTGTTCAAGGAGATGCTGGTCAGGATAGAATTCCTTGTTCTGCCATTCGTATTCGGCTACGCTATGAACAGCAGTACCTAGAGTACATGCGTAACTGCCAGCAGCATCCCATTCGGCACGGATGTCCTTTACGTCCTTACCGAAGTATTTTCCGCCGGCCTTCTTACTTGCACGTTCGGCGATCATGTCCCAATCCTTATCCGGTTCGAAGTTCTTGATAAAGGTCGTAACCGAAGTGAACTTGGTACCGTATGAGTCAGTATACTTGTGGCCTACTTCTTCGAAATGAATATCATTAAATGCAGTCCATAATTCTTTAAAGAGTTCCATATATTACCTATTTTAAATTCATCCATTCTCTTTCGAGGCGATCCAGCTGATGATTGTAAGACGAGTCCGCCCATGTCGGCATAATCTGTTTGAAATCGGAATAGGTGCCGCCGATATGTTTCCACCAGCAGGCGAGCGCGAATATTTGGTTATGCCTTGTTCCTTCGGGAGCTGATTCAATTGTTTTCTCTACGTATTCTTTAGCCTTGGTAAGATCGCCTGTCTTATTACGCTTACGAGACTTCATGTACGATGCTTCAAGATCTCTTAAGTAATTCTGTTGACGCCATTCGCATTCGTTGTAAGCCTGTTCAAAGAATTCGATTTCCTCGAAAGGATTAAACTTCTTTCCGTTGTTAATCTTATAATAATACGGCGAGCCTTTAGACTTGACCGCCGGGCACTTGAAGAACTGTGCTCTGACGAAAGATGCCGGGTCAACATGGTCGAAGAAATCAATTAAGTAGAAATACGGGCTCCACTGTTTCTGTGATCCCTTGAAGAAAAATCTATTAATCTCGTATTCCTTGTCCAAGAACAGAAGGACACGGAACTTCTGATTCACACCGTCATAAGAATAACTGGTGTGCAGAATGTACCTGTAGTCCCTGAATCTGTTTTGGAATTGTTCGATTGTATACTCTGTAGAGTCATAGTCCAACATGAGAATATCGGTAGAACCCATATTCTCTGTGCAACGTTTCTCTCCTTTCATCGAACAGAACTTCCACTGTGGTATCTTAGACTTGTCTTCGACTACCATAGGGTTCATGATCGCCTTGATTGTATTCTCGGCGACAGCCTTGTTCCATTCGATAGGCTTGCACTTGTTGTCGAACTGATTTTTAATCGTTTGAATATACCGCATCTACAGCCAACTGTAATCTATTAAGTACGATCATTATGTCGTCGTTATACTTGAGCGGAATTCCACCAGCATGTGCGTGACCGCCGCCGACATTCATAATCTTGAACACCTTTGTAAGGTCGATTTCATTGCAACGGATAGAGAGGGCGTTCTTGTTCTTGATTGCGAACCACTTATAGCCTTCCTTCTTGAGTTCCTCGACACATTCGTTCATGAATCGGTCTGTCTCGAAGAACGCGCCGTTGTTAGAGAGGTCGGAGATTTCAAGGTTAGCATAAAGCTTTTTGAATTCGGCCTGAGCATCAATTAAGTATTTTTGTTCTTCCGGGTAGAGCTTCGTATTTCCATTAAGGAATCTGCGGGTAAACCACTTAGGACCCATTTCCCAGTAAATGTTATTGAAGAATCGCGATCTCTTGTCTGACAGGATGAACATATCCCAGTCGTTCGTGATGTTAATGAGGTCGTCAAGGTAGGAAATATCTTTAAAGGTCTTGACGAATCTGTAGGTGAGCATCGCGCCGCAAGCAGAAGTATTAATGATAACTGTCTTGTTGTCGTGGTATTTCTGTGCGGTCTCGTGGTGGTCCAGTACAAGAACGTTCGGGAAAGCTTCGCGAATCTGCGACATGGTTAGAGACGGATAGAAATCGGTGATGATAACCAAATCAACCTTATCCTTGTACTTGGCGATCACGTTTGTAATAACACGTTCTTCTGACTGGTATGTAATATATTCGGTTTCAATGTCCTTATAGAAGTTACGAAGGACAATGTTAGACGATACACCGTCGAGGTCAGAATGTGTTAAGTTTAAAATTTTTAATTCGGGATTATTATAATTCATACTTATTAAATATAGTAAATTTTATTAAGGTTGTATACCGTTATAAAAATATAATCTGAAAAAGGGATAACACCTTTCGATGTTATCCCTCCCACATATAAACAGCGAACTAACTTAAGAGGTAATCAGAACTTTACTGTCCGTTCACAAGACGAGTAAAGAAATCATCCTGGTCTTCAGCTTCTTCGAACGGACCGTTAGATCCGAGCGGAGCGGAAGTTGCCGGTGCAGGAGTAGACGGAGCAGCCGCCGGCTTTGCACTAAACATCATACTGTCATCAGATTCGACTGTAATGGCCGGTTCAGTCTTCTTGGTTTCAAGAACAGTACCGGTAAACATTTCGTCATCTTCAGTCTGAACCTTACTTGCAGGCTTTGCAGCCGGAGCGGAGCTGACTTCGATATTGTCGAGTTCAGAAGCGAGGTCGATACCGCACTTGCTATTGACACGTTCAATAACCTGCTGGAAGGTCCAAAGCTTTTCAACCTTACGCGGAAGGTTAGCCAAAGTATAAAGCTTGGATTCGATAACTGCAATTTCTTCAGCGGTCAAACCAATCTTCTTGTTGTACGGAGTACCATTGGCCATAACTGCAGGTTCAATACGGCAGATACGGATCGGCTTGGTGAAGTTGGAATTGGAATAATCCGGACCATTGGAACCCGGTTCAGCCTGCCAAACGAAGTTAGCACCCGGACGAGCCTGCTTGGAAATTACTTCAGGATCATTCGGTCCATAGTAGGAATACGGATTAATCGGCGGAATCGGTTCGCCAGTTTCATCATCGACTGCATCGGTAGTATTGACGCACTTATCGATAAGATCCTTAATCTGCTTACCGTACTTGAAGCGGAATACCTGGCCCTGAGTTTCAGGAGCGTTTTCGTTTTCGATAATCAAAATGTTACAGATGTACTGAGGACGAGCGGTAGCGAGCTTGTGCTTGGAATAGCCCTTGTCTTCGTTCTTGTACTTTTCATACATCTTCTG